CCTAACATTATGGTTCACCAAATGGGTTTGTTTCTGTAAAGTCAATGAAGTCAAATCCTTCACCTTGAATCTTGTTATTATCGATTGCATCTTGTAATTCAGTATCATCAAATGGAGTCATACTGTCGTATGCTCCTGTCATACCAAATTGTGCGTTGCTTGTATTGCCTTTTATTATTTGACCAGAAACAAAAGTACCTTGAGTACGATACACAGAAATATAATTATTACCGGTATAATTTACTGAATGAACGATTGCCTGTGCAGTTGCATTTGCAAGATCAGATCCTTGATATACAATTTCATCCAATAGATAACGTATATTGTTTCCAGCTTCTGAAAATGGAAGATTTGTTCTACGATAAGAATCTCTTACTTGTTCATCGATTTCTGTAATACCTGTCTCAACAATCTCATCTGAAAACACAAATTGTTTTAGTTTAAGTGCATAGACATAAACATTACCACCACGACCACGACCTAATGTATAGAACATTGCCTGATCATTTTCATGTTCAACAAATGTAATCTCAAAAAAACCTGTTAATAACGGTATATAAACTAAATCACCTTCACGTGGACGAATGAGATTTGAAGCACTAGTTGCATATTTAAAACGTTTACGTGAAACTAAAAATCCTATTTCGTCACGAATTTCTAATCCAAACTTGGACATAAAATCTTGTTCACCAGACATTGCTGTAGTGTTTTCAAGATACATTTCAATAGGATATGCTTTGACGTATTGTTTTAGTGTATCTTCACCATAAATTGTGTCAACAACATCTCTACTTGTGCGAGGTAAATAGAATACATCCATGCCGTAGATTTGCATGGCTTCGATAACCAAATCTTCAACTAGAAGTTGTTCTTCGGTTATGTGATCTTTGGGAAAATTATTGAAGTAAAAATTCGTTGTCATGCATAATTATCCTATAAACATATCACCAGGCAAGACATTTGTACTAATTAAATCTTCTTCTAATTTTTCTATTTCTTCAATAGCTTCGTCGTAAATCTTTTGACCATTAAGTGTGACACCACCTGGCATCTGTATACCTTCAAACTTTTTTAGATTAGAACCCCATTGTTGTTTAATCTTAGCAGTAGCATACTTCTTTAGAAAACGATCATTCCATACATCAGTATTACCTTCTTTTGTAACTGTAATACCGGATGTATTAGATGAATGAGGACTGTCAAGGATTATTTCTGTTGGAGAAATAATCTTTTTAATTTGTTTTGCAGTACCGTCAATTTGAATGAAGTCTTTTTCCACAAGTTCTTGATCAAAAATTGTACCAGTGCCAATGATAGTATTTGATGTTGTGTTACCTGCAACTGTACCAGTAATTGTGATCGACTCTGGTTGTAAACGGCGATAACATTCTGCAACAACATACTGACCTGGATCCAAGTCTCTTGTCCAGTCTATATCTAAATGTAGTTTATTTTGATGACGATGAAATCTAAACTGTGGTGTACCAGAGAATAGAAGATTCAATGTACGTAGATGTTGCATTGTAATTTCATATGACACATAAGATACCGATGTGAAGTCATACAAGTCGTGCAGACGTAATTGATAACGCAAGTCAAACATATTGATTGACGAATTAGATTCGTCAAACGGAAATACTCCAGTTACAAATATAACTGAGTCTGGACAATAGATCCATCCACGATCAATATCTTGTTGTGTAATACGATGTTTGAGAAACATTTTTTCTGTGCCATCATAATGATAGTCATACCAGAATTGAAGTGCCTCATCGATACGATCATTTACTTGATCATCATCAACATTAATTTGTAGAACAGGCCAACCTAATTTGCGTAGGCAGTAGTCTGTAAATTCTTGTCTTGTTGTTGGTTTTCCCATAGTTCTCTATTTATCTACGTGGTAATCTTCTTGGTCTTGGTGTAAAGTTTGCAGTATAACGAGCTGATCTTGTAACTCTAAAGTCTGATAGAACACCATTAAATGTTTGTCCTCCGGATATATTCGAACCAACTCCAGCAGTAGATGCAGCAGTAAAACTGGTACTATTAGTCGCACTTCCAACTGCAACACCATTTATATAAATCGTTAGAGTAGTTCCACTTCTAACGATAGCAACGTGATTCCAAGCTTGATTTGTTATTCCAGAGGTAGATTCTAAGAAAACCGTACTACCGTCGTTTACAGATATTCTATTTGCAATAGTTTGTTGGTCAATGAATATATTTCCTACACTACCTCCAGTGCAAAAATACTTAGTATAATTTGCTTGATTTGCATTTGAATATGCCCAAAACTCTATAGTAAAGTTGTTAGTTCTAAATGTAAAAAACCCGGAAGAAGTTTGTAATATTAATCCATCACTTGATCCGTCAAGTGAGAATGATCCTGGAGCAAATTTAGTAATTATATTATTTGCTTTTGCATCACCAGCAGTCTCAACAACATTTTTACCAGTATAGTCATCAATTGCAGCGTTGTCAAAATTTAATAGTAAAATGGTATTAGCAACAGGAGTAAATGGAGTAGTCGGAATAGTGACACTACTAACACCAGTTCCTTTTAATACACGCATTCCACACATATATCCAAGAAAATATGCTGTCTGATTATTATTTCCAATTTGAACTTCAGTTGTAGCCCAATTTGTACTATTGGTAATGGAAGCACCCTGTACTCCGTTTATGAATATTCTTAATGTAGTTCCAACTCGACTACACACAACATGATTCCAAGAATTCAATACTAGTGCATTTGATGTTGCAGAAACAAGAGTTGATGCTCCATATCTATCAAGAACAATATTTCCACTAGAGTTTGTATATAATGCTAAAAAGTCTCCAACAGTTACCCACATTATGTGGGATCTTGAAGTTCCAAAAGCTGTAGGATATGCCCAATACTCTACTGTAAAATCTGAGGTACCAATTGCTAGATTAGGATTACTTGCAATACTCAAATAATCTCCACTTCCATCCATATAAACACTACCACCAACATTTGCAGTTGTGTAAACTGCATTAGGAGAAAATGGACTAAACGGTTGAACTGATATAGAACTTGTGACTGCTGACGGAGTCCAATTGTAAATTGAACTATCTCTATGTCTATTATTGCGACACATCAATAATCTAGTATTTGCATCTTGAACGACAGAAGTTGGTGGTACAAATATGACAGCGTTTGCAGTGTTGCTTGATGTTTGTAACTCAGTAGGAATAGAACCAACATTGATTCTCAGATTACTGATGTATCCTGCAAGCTGACTTGCATATGCACTAATACTATAAGCACTTGGATAATTACTATCATAAAAACAACCAATTCTTGTAGTATAATCGTTGACAAATGTTCCCCAATTTGTAGTGTTTACACGACTTGCAACAAGTTTACCATTAACAAAAATTCTCTCAATATTTGACGCATCTCTAGTTACAGCAACATGAGTCCACTCATTTCTATTAATTACATTATTATAAGATGTGTTATAACTTCCTGGTCCACCAAAAGTAATACTTCTATTCGTTGTGTCCATATAAAAAGCTAACATCTGATTAGTAGCATTATTTCCTTGAGAGAAAAATGCTTTAGATCCATATCCTTGTGAAGTTGAAGTTCCAGTTGTGTACACCCATGCATCAACAGAAAATTGACCAGAACCAAAACTTAAATTAGAATTTGATGTATATTGAATATATTCACCAAGAGTTTCTGGAACAAACACACTCCAATTATTTGCACTAGAGCTAAACGGACTAAATGTTCCTTGTGAAGGATTACCTACACGGGTAATTAAATGTTTATTGTTTGAACTGTCTTGGAATCCATGATTGTTATGTGGTTGACGATTCTGTAGTGTTAGTAGTTTTGTATTCGCAACATTTGTTGATGCAATTGTAGGAACAGCAAAATTTGCAGTATATAAAGCTGTTCCTCTTAAAATACGAAGATCGGAAATATATCCATTAACATATGCATTACCTGGAATAGTTCCTATTGTTAAAGATGCAGAAGAATCTAATGATACTGATGAAGTATAAGTAGTGCTTTGTTGTAATCCATCAATAAAAAGTTTAATTCCTGTTGCTCCAGGTGTTCCTGATAGTGCTACATGATACCATCTATAAGGAACAATATTTGTTGGACCAGAAATATCAAATCCATCACCGCTTAAATTTACACCAATACCAGATGAAAATAATTGTATTGCCCAACCATTTGTAGCGCCCTGATAATTTGTAACGATACATTGTTGTCCAGATACACTGTTAAAATATACCCAAGCTTCAATTGTAAAAGGATCACTTCCAAAATTAAATACGGTTGATGCAGCATTTGATGCAATTAAATAATCACCACTACCATCAAAATACATTGATCCTGTTGTTGTATCTGTCTCTGCAAATGGAGACCAACCAACAACTTTAGGAGTACCAGTAGTTGTAAATGTAAACGAATTATTACTGCCATCAGCAAAACGATTAGTATTGCAAACAAGTAATTGTGTATTAGAAATCGCAGTTAATGGTGACGTTGGTGGAGTGAAGTTAGTTGTATATTGTGCAGTGCCTTTTAACAATCTTAAATTAGACACATAAGCATTAAGTAATCTATTACCAACATTCCACACTGGAGTACCAATGTATATGTTTGTTCCAGAAGGACTCAGGCTTTCTGTGATCGTTGCAGTTCCATCATTAACACCATTTACATAAACTTTTAAATTGTTAGAACCAGAACCATTTTTTACAACAGCAACGTGATACCAATTTCCTTGATTATAATCATTTGTTGTAGTAATATATCCGGTTGTATAACTTTCAAAACGAATTTTAAATTGAGTAGATGCTGTTCCTGGAAGAAGTTCTAGACCGTAAGCACCAGTACCATTATTTCCAAAAGTTATAATCGTATCATAATCTGCTCCAGTTGGAGGAGCAATAGAATATACCCAACACTCTAGTGTAAAATCTCCGGTTCCAAGTTGAACATTGGTACTACCAGAAGATGTTAAATAACTACCTCCATCAATATGTACTGACCATGAACTATTATACGGACTAAAGTTTGATGCACGAGCATCACCAAAAACCGTAAGATTTAAATTATTTGATGAAGCATCTTTTAATACTGTGTTACTGTCTGTTGCCGATAACAATAGAACTGTATTTGGAAAATCTGAGTCTGTTGGAGGTTGAATTGTGATATTAAACTGTCTTGTCTCAATACCACTACCAACATCAGTTGCAGATACAGTAAACGTGCTTGTTGTATTTGATCCAACTTCTGCTGTATTAGCATCAGTTAATTGTAATGCACCATTAGATGAGTTTAATGTGAATCCTGTTGGTACACTACCAACTGTGACTGCGTAAGTAATTACACCGCCATCTGGATCGTATGCATTAATAGAAACGTTTGCAGAATAGTTGTCCAACATACTATCTGTAATTGTAGACAGTGATGATGCAGTATTAAATACTGGAACACGATTTAGAATCTGATAACTAAACGCACGATCAACGTTGTTTGTTACAACATCAGACGCTTTGATTGTAAAGTTGTATGTTGTAGTTGCAGTAACTCCAGTTGCAACACCTTGAACTAAACCATTTGAACTTAAATTTAAACCACCTGGTAATGAACCAGATGTAAGAGAATATGTAACTACACTTCCTTCTGCATCTGTTGCAGACACATACACATTGACTGTGTTTGCACCAAAAATACTACCAAGTGATCCTGCCGTTGTTACCCATGTTGGTACTGTACCACAATCAATTGCATTTTCTAAAGTGTACATACCTGAATTCTGTACAACTTTAACATCTAATGGTTCAACTCCAACAAGAAAATCTCTTGGAGTCGGTGCTGAGATATGAGTGTTTGAATAGTATGTTACTGTGTTTGCTAAGTATGAATTATTTAAACTATCAATAAAATATACTTGCGCTTCTATTCCAAAATTTGTTCCGTAGATGTCAATGACTGCATTAGAATTACCAGCAATAACTGTAGGAGAGACAGAGATGATGTACGGTTGTGCTGCAAATGCTTGCCATCCATTTGTTGTATAAACTTCTGGCCATCCGTTTGTTGTGTTATAACGTAATGAACCTAGTTGTGGTGCTGCAGGACGTTGTGCAATAGTTCCGTTTGGTATTGCAAAAAATCCTGTTGCATTTGTATTTGCACCATAGACGTTGACACTATTGGCTGCAGCATATGCTGCATTTGCATGTGTATATGCATTGTTAGCTTTATCAAATGCTGGTTGGACTTGTGGTGCTACATTGTTTGCAGATTGATACGCTGCGTTAGCTTGTAAGAATGCAGAGTTTGCATATGATCCAGCAGAACCACCACCAAGTGTTTCGTAGTTTACTCCATCATTTGTAAACTTCCAAGCACCTTCAGACTCTTTCCATAACAGTGCAACATTCTGTTCTACTCCACGATCAACTTCGATACCGGCATCAAACAATGGAGTACCTGACTGATTAATAGCCGCATTTAACGTGATGATGTTATCTTTTACAAGTAGATTCTGTGTCTGTGCATAGGTTTGTTGTCCTATGACAGTAAGATTACCACGCACGAGCATATCTGAGTCGTGAACAATGGTATTATTTGCACTTGCAAATGATAGTTTTTGTAGTTTAGTTACTGTATTTCCAGCTGTAGCCATGTTTTATTTATCTATTAGGATATGATCTAGTTGGTGGTGTAAAGTTTGTTGTATATCTAGCACCTCTACTAATTCTAAAGTCAGCTAAATGTCCATTATAATATCCGTCTCCATATCCACCAATACGTGTAATTGGTGCGCTGTAATTATTTGTGTCGGCAACTGCTCCAGTGTTTGCACCATTAATATAACCGGTAGTTACTCCGCTTGATCTGACAACCGCAATATGAATCCATGTATTTTGAGTCAAACCACTTAAAGAACAAATAGTTGATCCACCTGCATTTTGTGGAGCTATACGAAGATTACCACCACTTGTATATAAGTCTAAAGCATTTGAACCACCATCAGTAAAGTTTGAAGAAGTGCTCCAAGAAGATTGTCTATTTGCCCAAAACTCGATTGTGAAATCTCCGGTTCCAATCAACAGCAAATCGTTTGAAGGAATAGTCAAATAATCACTTGAACCATTAAAGTAAATTGAACTATTTGCAAACTTATACAAAGTATTATTTGCTTTCACACTACTAATTGTATTGATTGCGTGTTTTCCTACTGAATCAAATATAGCAGCATCTGTTCCAGTCAACAACAATCTAGTATTTGATGTAGCCTGTAATGGTGTTGTTGGTGGTGTAAAGTTACCAGTATAAATTGCTTCTTGACTAAAACGAAGATCGGAAATAAAACCAGGAAAACTACCATAATCATTAATTCGATTATTCATAAACAACGAATTGTCTGTAGGATAACCAAACACGGCCGCTAAACTTGCCATACTATTTGCAGATGTACCATTAACATAAATGTTCCAAGCATTTCCATTTCTAACAACTGCCAAATGATTCCAACAACCAACTTTTATAGCATTAGATGCAGTTGATCCAGAATATTGACTTCCTGCTGATGGATAATTAAATGATGACCATGCTACAGCCAATGAAGAATTAATTGTCCAAATATATTGAGCATTATTATTTTGACCGATAATCCAAGCACTAGATACACCAGGAGTTGATGTTAGATAGAACCATCCTTCTGTTGTAAACGAATAGTTAGGATTAAAAATTGGATCAGAATTGAACAAATAATCATTTGATCCATCACAGAAAATACTACCACTGTTGGAAGATGGCGAATAAGCAGCAACTGGAGAAAATGGTGAGAAAGCTTGTACAGTCGGAGTTCCTAAAGTAGAAAGAGTATATGGTGAACTTGAGTTATCAATAAATCTATTTGATTGGCAAGTTAAAAGACGAGTAACACCAGAACCGGCTATTCCTAAAGATGATGTTGAAGGAGTAAATGATCCTGTGTAAAGAGCTGCTCCAGTAACATATCTAAAATTAGAAATGTAACCACTCCACCCTTGTGTAACAGTAGAATCACTTCGTGCGCCAATTGACAATTGATTTATGGAAGTTACTTGTGTACCAGTAACCAATGGTGTGCCAACAGAATTTCCATTTATGAAAAGTCTATATGTTGATCCATCATAAGTGGCTGCAACGTGAATCCACTTATTGTAGTAACCAGAAAAACTTGTCGATACAGATCCAAAAAATGATCCTACTGAATTTGTACTATATAAATTAATTCTTATTTGTCCCGCACTACTGTGTTCCATAAACATACCATAACCACCAGTACCTCCTGAAAAATCAAATAATGTTCTATCAGCAGAATTACTGCCAGTATAAAAAATCCAAGCTTCTACTGTAAAAGAAGAACTTGATAAAGCACTAACAGATGTTCTTAAATAAGAACTTGTATTAAAATAATTACTCCAACCAAATGGATTATAAGGACTAAATGCTGATTGAGTAATTTCATTATATGATGTAAATAAAAACTTATTTGTTGATTTATCTTGGAATGATTTATTGTTGTGTGGTCTACGAGTCTGTAACGTTAATAGTTTTGTATTTGCAACAGCAGTTAAAGGTGCAGTTGGTGGTGTAAACGCTGAGGTATAAACAGCTGTTCCAACAACAAGTCTGTAGTCTGACAGATAACCATTTAATGGAGTAAATGCATTTTGAGCTGCACCAATTTGCAAAGTATCACTTGTTTCAGTTATAGAGGCACTACTTGTAAGAGTGGATCCAATTTGAACACCATTTCTATACAGATTAAAACTACTACCATTTCTTACTAAAGCAATATGATGCCATGTATATGGAGCTACAGCAGTGGTACTTGATTCTGTAAAGTCTGTAGATGGACCACTTCCATTATTTGTATAGAATCTCCAGTGTTGATTCGCAATACTATCTACTCCTGCAGCTCTCCATTGAAGTATCCACTCAGAACCAGAATTCCATTTACCAGTAATATTATAAGAGTTTGTAGTTGCTGCATTAAAGTAAATCCAAAATTCAAGTGTAAAATTATTAGAACCAAGACTGGTTGCGGTTGTTTGGTCTATACTTAAATAGTCTCCAGTACCATCAAAATACATTGATCCGTTTGCCGTGTCTGTTTCTGTGAATGGAGACCCACCAACAACTTTAACATTTGATATTGTAAAGTTTGAATTTGAAGAACTATTGTCAACAAATCTATTACTTTGACATGTTAATAAAGAAGTTCCAGATATCGCAGTTAATGATGAGGTACTAGGAGTAAAATTACCAGAATAAACAGCAGTGCCTTTTACTACTCTAAGGTTTGAAATATAACCAGTAAATGAAGTGACACCAGCACCTCCATTTGTCAAACCCACTTCCACTGTTGCCGATGCTGTACCTAGATCATTTGAAAATGTTTGTGTTCCTGCTTGTACACCGTCAACATAATATGCAAAACCATTTGTTCCTGTGTTTGTTCTAACATAGGCTATGTGTGTCCATTTATTTAAAGGAACTGCTATTGTTGAAGCAGTTAAACTTAACACTCCAGGAATAGATCCAACAAGATATCCACTGGTATTGATATAACATTGCCATGAAATTCCAGTTCCTCCAACAATCCAATAGTCTGCTGATCTGTTGGTCATGTAAACCCACGCTTCAATTGTGAAAGCGTTCGTACTAAAACCTAAAGCTGTAGAACTAGTAGTTCTTAAATAACCAGAACTAAAAAGATTTGACCATGTACTGTTATAAGGACTAAAGTTTGATGATTTTGCATCACCATAAGGAATAATATTAAGATTATTTGATGATGCATCCTTTAACACGGTGTTACCAGCATTACCCCTTAATAATAATACTGTACTTGAAATATTTGCGTCCGGTGGAGATGGAGTAATTGTTAAACTAAATGTACGAGCATTTGCATCATTACCAATGTCAGTTGCAGTAACAGTAAACGATGATGTTGTATTTGATTCTACATCAGGAGGAGCTCCGACAATAGTTCCATTTGCACTAACTAAAGACATTCCTGTTGGTAATGAACCTGAAGTCAACGCATAAGTTACAGAACCTCCATCTGGATCATAAGCATTAATAGTGATTGTATTTGTGTAATCAGCATTTGCAGATGGTAACGTTGCTGCTGTATTCCAAACAGGCGGACGATTTAACACTGTAAATGTATATGTGTTGGATGCTGTACAACTTCCTTCATCTGTTGCAGTAATACCAATTGTATAAGTTGTATTTGTAGTTACAACAATTGGAGTACCAACAATAGTTCCATTTGCAGAACCGATTGTTGTGTTCACAATGTTTCCAGTTGGTGCAGTAAACGTTAATTGACCTCCATCTGGATCATATGCAGAAATTGTCGTAGATGGTACAGCATTACCAGAGTAAAATGTAGCTAATAAACCACTGGCAGTATTAATAACCGGTGCTCTGTTTAGAATAGTATAACTGAATGAACGATCTGTATTATTGTTTACAGTATCATTTGCTTTGATTACGAAGTTATATGTTGTGTTTGCTAATACAGAATTAGCTAGACCTTGAATTAAACCATTTGCAGAAAGTTGTAATCCACCTGGAAGCGAACCAGATGATAACTGATAGGAAACCGCAGTGCCTTCAGGATCAGTTGCAGTAACATATACATTAACAGTATTAACTCCAAAAACACTGCCAAGAGCACCAGCAGTTGTAATCCATGTAGGCAATCCACCAGCATCAATACAATCAGATTTGATTACAGTGCCAGATTGTTGAGTAACACGAACACTAATTGGTTCTTCTTGAACTGTTATATTGCGCGGAGTTGTAGCTTTTAATTGAGAAGAACTATAGAATGTAACAGATGACGCCAACATCGATGTACCGTTTGATGTTATGAAATAAACTGTCGCATCTGATGTAAAATTAGTTCCATTAATTGTAAACTCTGTACCAGATTCTCCGCTAAATGTTGCCGGAGTTACTGTAGAAATTGTTGGTGGTGCCGCAAGTGGTTGCCATCCATTTGAAGTGTATACTTCCAATCCATTGATATCAGTATTATATCTCGATGATCCAAACAATGGACTTGTTGGACGTTGTGCAGTATTACCTTTTGGAAGTGAAAAGAATCCTGTAGATGTGGTATTTGCATCATACACATTAACACTATTAGCTGCATTGAATGCTGCATTAGCTTTATCAAATGCAGGTTGAACTTGTGGTGCTACGTTATTTGCAGACTGAAATGCGGCATTTGCCTGTAGAAACGCAGAGTTAGCATACGAACCAGCAGTTGCATCGGCAATAGGACTACCGTTGTTTGTAATAGCAACTGTAAAGTTGATTTTGTTATTTGTGCTGTCAAAGTTAATCTTATTTAATTCAACAGCATTATTAAAAATTTTACTTGGCATCTTCTATTTATCTACGAGGTAATTTTCTTGGTCTTGGTGTAAAGTTTGCAGTATAACGAGCCGTTCTAGTAACACGTAAGTCTGAAATTGCACCATTAAACGATCCATTAGTTCCATCATCAGATCCAATTAAAGGATAAATTCCACTAGGTGCAGCAAAAGATGTGCTGTTTGTCACTGTAGTTTGTAATACACCATCAACAAACAATCTTAATGAAGTTCCACTTCTACTAATTGCAAAATGGTGCCAATTTCCATCAACTACATTTGATGTTCCAGAAATTATCTGACTGTTTCCAGTCCAAACATTTATACATCCTGTTGTAGCTATGCCACCAGCGTCTTGAATTTTAACTCCAAGTCCAGAACCAGTAAATGCACTTGTTGCAAATATTGTTTGATATGCTGATCCACCACTAACATAAGAATTCGCTCTAATCCAACCTTCAATTGTAAAATCTCCAGTTAAGAATCCATATAAAGCGTTGTTTGGAATTTTTCCATAATCGCCAGAACCGTCTGATGAATAAGAACCTGGATTAAATTTATAAATTATATTGTTTGCTTTCAAATCACCAATAGTTTCTAAATTATTTTTACCAGTATAATCTACGATTGCGGAATCAGTAAAACTTAATAACACTACTGTATTTGCGATATTATTAAATGGTGCGGTTGGTACTGTGTAAGTTGCTCCAGTGTAAAGAGCTGTTCCAACAAGAACACGAGGATTACTTATATAAGAAGAAGGAACAATACTTCCAGTTCCGTAAGCACCGCCAACTCCAATGTTTTTAGATCCAAGTGTTCCACTTGCAGTAGTAGTTGCTATTCTAGTTCCATTTAAAAAAGTAGCAAATGTACTACCACTTCGTGTAAATGCAATATGATTCCATTGATTTAAAATTGCAGTTCCTATACTAAGATTGCTTACAATATCCCAGGTACTACCACCAGTTCCAGCATATGCACCTAATGCTCCACCATTACCACCATTTGAATAGATAGCAAAAGCTCGATTCGTTCCATCTCCATATGCGGCACTGAATAATTCCGCACCACCTGCTTGAAAAGCTGTAGGATACCACCACAATTCAATTGTAAAGTCATTAGCACCAATAGGCAAATAAGAAGAACCACTATTCACAACTAGGTAGTCACCACTACCATCGAAATATGCACTACCTCCAGTATTTGCAGTTGAGTAAGAAGCATTTGGAGCAAATGAAGTAAATGATTGAATTGATGGAGTTCCGTCAAAAGTAAATGTAGAATCAAATCTATTATTTCCACATACTAAAAATGATACCGTTCCTGTAATAGAAGCTGCAACATTTGAACCACTAGTACCAACAGATGTTGTTGTTAAAGGAAATACTGAAGGAGTAAATGTTCCTGAATATAAAGATTGTCCTCGAATAACACGAGCATTTGAAATATAACCAATAAATCCTCTTCCAGATGCAGAATAATCTGGATATTGAGCACCAATACAACCCAATGTTCCAGTACAATTTGTAGTGTTTGTTACTGATGCTGCTGCAGCAACACCATTAATATACAATGTCATCGTTCCACTAGAACGAACCAATGCTATATGATACCATTTATTTAAAGTTAATGCTGACGAAGATGTAATTGTACTTCCACTAGTTGCAGTTCCGTTAATGATACGTCCTTGAACATATCCACTTTGATCTAAATTTATTATAGGACCATATTGTGTTGAGTTTGTACAAAGATTAACTAGTGCAGCAAAGTTTGTGAATGCAGTTGGATATGCCCAACATTCCATCGTAAAATCACCAGTTCCAACAGCAGTTTGTGACGGAGCAATATAGTTTTGATTACCATTAAAATATATTGACCATTTTCCAGCTTCAGAACTAAATGGTGTAAATGTTCCTTGTGTACTGTTACCATTACGAGTAATTAAAAACTTATTGTTTGACTTATCTTGGAATCCGTGATTATTATGTGGTTGACGATTTTGTAGCGTCAATACTTTAGTGTTTGCAGTATTTGATAATGGAGATGTTGGAACAGTTGTGTTAGCAGTATAAACAGCATTACCTATTGTTAATCTAAAATCAGAAAAATATCCTGGTGTGTGTATTGGACTTGGAGAAAAATTATTGTATCCAATAGAACTCTTGTTTCCATTATAAAGCGATCCAGCTAATGTTTGAGTCGCACCAGTTTTAATACCATTTAAATAAATTGACCAACTCGATCCAACTCTATTTAATGAAACGTGATTCCATTGATGTGATGGTATTGTTGGAGAAAGATTCTGTGCATTAATTTCCCAACCACTTCCACTAGTAGAAGCCAACATATACAAACTATTTGCATTTACTACGAGTCTAGCAGAAGCTATACTACCACCTTCATTTGCATTTAAACTGAATAAATCTAATCCACCAGAAGAAGGGTTTGTTATATAGAACCAAGTTTCTGCTGTGAAGTCTGATGATCCAAAAGATTCTCTAGGAGTCCATGAAACATAATCACCAGTTCCATCAAGATAAACTGATCCAGTTGTTGTATCCGTTTCTGCAAACGGTGACCAGCCAACAACTTTAACATCACCATTACGAACAAATGATGTTAGAGAATTTGCTTCATTATGGAATCTATTTGTATGACTTGTTAATAAAACTGTATTAGCAACATTTGATAATGGTGATGTTGGCGGAGTGAATGCAGAAGTGTATATCGAAGTTCCGTTTACGATTCTGAAATTACTAATATAACCACTATACCAAGATCCATCATTGTTATAATTTGCATAATATGTTCCAAGATGTAATGTTCCTCCTTGAGTAGCTGAACCAAAATTGAAAGAAGTATTATTATAAACTTGAACTCCATTGACATACATGCTTAATGTAGTAGCACCATTTCTTACCCATGCAACATGATACCAACGATTTAAATTAATAACACCTGTACTAGATTGAGCTGTTGATGTAAAATTCCAATTTCCAGCACCAGCTCCAAATCCAACTACTCCATTTGTTTCACCTACAGAAAAAGTCCAGTAAACATTACTTCCTCCTGCACCTAGTGATGCAAACGTACTTTGATTTCCCAATGATCCTGTTCTATAAAACCATCCTTCAACAGTCCAATTATTGTTTAAATTTAAATTCAGACCAGGATAACTTGCAGTAGTTAAGTAGTCTCCACTTCCATCAAACACATTTGACCATGAAGTATTATATGGACTAAAGTTTGATGCTTTTGCATCAGCAAAAGGAATAATATTTAAATTGTTAGATGATGCATCTTTTAATACTGTGTTACTGTCTGTTGCCGATAACAATAGAACTGTATTTGGAAAATCTGCATCTATTGGAGGTTCAACAACCAAAGTAAACTGTCTTGTTTCGGAATCATTGCCTTGATCCGTTGCAGATACAGTAAATGTGCTTGTTGTGTTTGTTGTGACTTCTGCTGTGTTAGCATTAGTCATTTGCAACGCACCGTTGGATGTGTTAAATGTGAATCCAGTTGGAACTGATCCTGCAGCAAGAGAATATGTAATTGAACCACCGTCAGGATCATAAGCATTTACTGTTACGTTTGCAGAATAGTTATCCAACATACTGTCTGTAATATTAGACAATGATGATGCGGTATTAAATACAGGAACTCTGTTCAAAACAATATAACTAAACGCACGATCAGTTTCATTTACCGAATCTGATGCAGTAATTGTAAAGTTATAAGTCGTATTTGTAAGAACTGAATTTGCTAATCCTTGAATTAATCCGTTTGCACTTCTCAATGATAGTCCACCAGGAAGTGATCCTGATCTTATTGAGTAAGTGATTGCATTACCTTCTGGATCAGATGCCGACACATATACGTTGACTGTATTGACACCAAAAATACTTCCTAGACCACCAGCTGTCGTAATCCAAGAAGGAACACCACCGCAATCAATAACATTTGATTTGATGTATGTTCCAGAACCTTGGACAATCTTAACACTTAATGGTTCTTCCGCTACTGTAAAATTCTTTGGAGTTGTTGCAACTATTAGTGTTGGACTAAAGTAAGAAACTGAACCGGCAAGATAAGATGCACCGTTTGAAGATAAGAAAAAGATTTGTGCATCTGGACTTAAACGATATCCGTAAATATTAAACGCAGTTCCAGATGTACCATTAAATGTTGTTGGAGTAACATCAGTAATTACTGGTTCTCCAGCAAAAGTTACCCAACCATTTGATGAGAAATACATCTCACCAGCACCAGTCGTAGTATTAAAACGAATAGAACCATTTGCAGGAGACGCTGGACGTTGTGCTGTTGTTCCTTGTGGTAATGCAAAAAATCCTGTTGAGTTTGTGTTTGCATCATAAACATTGACACTATTTGCGGCTGCAAATGCTGCATTAGCTTTGTCAAATGCTGGCTGAACTTGTGGCGCTACATTGTTTGCAGAGTTAAATGCGGCGTTGGCATGTAAATAAGCTGCGTTTGCTTTATCAAATGATGGTTGTACCTGTGGTGCCACATTATTTGCAGACGTAAACGCAGCATTTGCCTGTGCAAATGATGCTGGTACTTGTTTAATATTAAATACTGTATTCGATGCTTTAGTTACCATATCTCTACTTATCTGTTAGGGAATGATCTAATTGGTGGTGTAGTATTTGCAGTATAACGAGCTACTCTTGAAACACGAAGGTCTTGAATCGAACCGTTCCATCCTGGAGCTCCACCAGTAGTTCCTAATATACCAGCATACCACTGAGTTCCTGTTATAAAAGTTGATCCAGATGTTGTAGTTGAACTGACTAAAATTCCGTTTACAAAAGCTCTAAGCGTTCCACCAGTACGAGTAACTGCAACGTGTGTCCAAGTAAAATCTGGAACAGTTCCAACACTAACAAATGGATTAACTCCGTAAATATCTAGATATATTCCGTTGTTATTTACACCAAATCTTAGATTGTCTGAAGATCCTCCAGGACCAGTACAGAATATTGAATAAACTCCAGTTCCTGCAACAGCTTTATAGACCCATGCTTCTACTGTATAATCAGATGTACCTATAGCAATATTATTATAAGAAACTAAAGAGTCTCCAGTTCCATCAAAGTACATTGATCCAGGAGTAAACTTTTGAATTGTATTATTTGCTTTTGCATCACCAACAGTTTCAAAATCATTTTGATTGGTATAATCTACAATTGCAGCATCGGTAAAATTTAACAACATCGTTGTATTTGCAGTTGATGTTGCAGGAGCTGTTGGAACTGTATATGTGGTTGTTCCAGTATATAATTCTTGTCTAACTAAACGAAGTCCACTTATATATCCGTTAAATTGATAGTTACCACCTAATCCATCAACAGCAGCTGCGGCAACAGAAACACGACTAGTTGTAGTCATTGGATTACTAAAACTGTTTGTTTGAGATTCATATCTACCATTTAAATAACAACGAAGATTTGATCCACTTCTAACAAATGCAAAATGATTCCAAGTATATGGTCTAGTTGTATTAACACTGTTTAAACTAGTTGCCCAAGACGAACCAGTGGATGAATAAGAAAAAGAAATTGCTCCACCACTTTCAATGTTTATTTGAAACGGTGAATAGTTAGCATTCGATTCCCTTCTAGAAATAATTGTTTGAATTGCCGTGCTGTTAGTGTAAAACCATCCTTCAAAAGTAAATGTACTAGTTGATATATCGAATGCTGGATCATTTGGTAATATTAACCAATCACCAGAACCATCAAAATAACCACTTCCACCAGTATTTGCAGTAGTATAAGATACATTAGGAGAGAATGGACTAAATGCTTTAATAGCAACAGAACCAGTAGAACCAATAGTAAATCCTGATCCACTGTTAGCAGTTGAATTGTCAACGTATCTATTTGATTGACTTGTTAAAAGAACAGTGTTTGTAATGTTAGTTAAAGGATTAGTTGGTGGAGTAAATGCTCCTGTATATAAAGCAGTTCCTTTAAGTACACGTAAGTTGCTAATGTATCTTGGAGAACCACCAATACCACCACCAGTTCTAGCTAAAGAAGGATTTGCGTATCCATGAGTAATACCACTTGTTATTGTTCCTTTTGAGACACCATTAGTATAGAGTGTAACTGTAGATCCACTACGAACCATTGCAACATGATTCCATGAATTAAGTCTCATGCCGTGAGCTATTGCTGTAGAACCTGTACTTTGAAAATAAATGTTAAAATTTGTTCCATCTAAATTAAACGCATGATAATTTGTTCCATCACTTGTCAAATATAAAGTTGTATCGCCGTCAAATCTAACTGGATATACGTATGCTTCTACAGTATAATCTCCAGTGAACTGAAGATTTGAACCTATACCAGAAGTAAATGTTATGTAATCAACAGAAACATCTGGTTGATAGATACTCCATTTTCCTGGATCATCACTAAACGGTGTGAACGATCCTTGCGTTGGATTACCACTACGAGTAATTAAATGTTTATTGTTAGAACTATCTTGGAATCCGTGATTATTATGTGGTTGACGATTCTGTAGTGTTAGTAAAGTTGTATTTGTAATTGGTGTTAATGCTGATGTTGGAGGAGTTGTATTTGCTGTATAAACAGCTGTTCCTTTAACTATACGGAAATTAGAAGCATAACCTGTAAATCTTTCTGTACTTAAACTGTTGTTAAAACCAATAAACAAACTTCTACCAGAAGTTGCGACTGAACCAGCATTAGATCCTGTTGATCTAGATGTTCCATTTAACCAAAACGTGAATGTACTTCCACTTCTTGTCAGTGCTACATGTTGCCAAGAATTGAGAGTAACTGGTGCTGTTATAGTAAAATAATTTGATGAACCATTACCGACTTCCCAACTCCATGAAGTACCGTTATGATACAACATTGTCGTATAGGCTCCATAACCAAATAAAGCATCAATCGTATTTGTTTTAACTGTTGGATAAACCCATGCTTCAATTGTAAAATCTCCAGTTGAAAGATCAACTGAAGAATTTGATGTAATCTCTAAAGCATCACCACTACCATCAAAATACATTGATCCTGATGTTGTATCTGTCTCTGTAAATGGAGAGAAACCAGAAACTTTTGGAGTACCAACAGTTGTTATAGCAGAATTTGAGTTTGCTCTATTTTCAAATCTATTTGAAATACAAGTTAATACAGTTGTATTTGCAGTTTGAGTTAAAGCTCCTGGTGGAGTAAATGCTGAAGTATAAAGAGCTTCACCAACAATAAGTCTTAAATTACTAATTAAGAATGATCCACCCCTATCACCTACTCCAGCACTATCAGAAAGACCATTAACAACCACTCTTGTTGGAGTAACGACATTAGTTGTGTAAGTCTGATTTCCTTCTAATACGCCATTTACAAATAAACGAATAACACCAGATGCATCTTTTGATACAGCTATATGATACCATTGAAATGGTTGAAAATTATTAGTTGAAGATATATTTACTGGATTAGCATTACTTCCATTTCCTTGTAAAAATTTAAATTTACCAAGATCATACATTGCACACAGTGCATTACCATATGCATTATTAGAATTTCCAAATGCAAACCAGTTTTGATTTGTTACGTTTGCTGTAGGATATACCCACGCTTCTAAAGTAAATTGTACAGTTCCAACGCCGTTATATGTTGTATCAAAAAACCAGAAAGAGTTACTTGCGGCACTAAAAAAATTTGACCAAGAAGTATTGTATGGACTAAAGTTTGTTGCTCGTGTATCACCAGAAACAATAACATTTAGATTGTTTGGTGAAGCGTCTTTAATCGCAGTATTACCAGATGTTTTTAATAACAATACAGTATTTGAAAAATTATTATCAGTAACTGGAGTTAGTGTAAAACTAAATGTTCTATTGTTACTATCATTTCCAACGTCGGTTGACGATACTGTAAATGAATAAGAAGTGTTAGATGGAACATCATCTGACGTTCCAACAAATGCACCATTTGAACTGTTCAATGTAATACCAGTTGGTAATGATCCTGATATTACTGAGTATGTTACAGAACCGCCATCTGGATCATACGCATTTACTGTAACAGAATTGATGCCATCAGCATTTGCAGATGGTAACGTCGCTGCTGTGTTCCACAATGGAGGACGATTTAATACAGTAAATGTATATGTGTTGGATGCTGTACAACTTCCTTCATCTGTTGCAGTAATACCTATCGTATAAACAGTGTTTGTTGTTACTACAATCGGAGTACCAACAATTGTTCCGTTAGCAGAACCAACTGAAGTGTTTACAATATTACCACTTGTTCTTGTAAATGTTAGTTGTCCTCCGTCAGGATCATATGCAGAAATAGTAGTAGATGGTACAGCATTACCAGAGAAGATTGTTCCTAAAGAACCAGCAGCAGTATTAATAACTGGTGCTCTGTTTAATACTGTATAACTAAACGAACGATCTGTATTATTGTTGACAGTATCATTCGCTTTAATTACAAAGTTGTATGTTGTGTTTGCAAGAACTGAATTTGCAAGACCTTGTACTAATCCATTTGCTGATAAAGACAATCCGTTGGGTAATGAACCAGATGATAATTGATATGATACAGCAGTTCCTTCTGGATCAGTCGCAGTGACATACACATTGACTGTGTTTGCACCAAAAATAGAACCTAAAGTACCAGCAGTTGTTACCCAATTAGGAACACCACCAGCATCAATACAATTTGTTAATGTTACTGTACCGGATTGTTGCACAACACGAACGCTAATTGGTTCTTCTTGTACAGTAATTGCACGTGGAGTCGTTGCACGAACTTGAACTGGACTATAATAACTAACTGATGCAGCCAAAAGTGCTGTGTTATTTGCAGTCACAAAATACACTTGTGCATCTGGAGTAAATCCTTCTCCATTAATAATAAACTGAGTTCCAGATTCGCCACTATAAACTGTAGGACTCACAGTTGCAATTGAAGGTGGTGCAGCTAACGGCCTCCAACCAGATGAAGTATAAGTTTCGATTCCATTTATGTCTGTATTATAACGCATTGTGCCAGCAACATTAGATGATGCAGTACGTTGTGCGTTATTACCAATTGGTAATCTAATACCATCTGTTCCTACAAATATGGGATTCTTTTTTGTATAGTCTCTTAAATCAGCCATTATGGATTCTCAATAATTCTCCAACCGTGAGTTGCGTTACTGTACACTAGACCGATGCCAGCGTTGTTTGATGAGATGACTAAATCATCTGTACTGCCCATGATCTTTTGACCATTACCTTTTACGATGCAGTTATTTATAGCAAAGTTACTTGTCATATCCAAAATACGAGTTGTATTTCCAGTATAAGGAGATGCATTTAATGTGACATAAACATTTGCAGAAGTTGTGTCAACAAGCAATCCCTCTCCAAGATTTGCAGTTACATTTGCAGATGCGATCTTCCATGTAATACCATCACCACGACCTGATGCCGCAGTTGACATGAATGTACCATCATTAAAGTAAACTGTCGCAACATTAACAGCGTTTGCAGTTACGTTATATGATACTTGCAGATTGGAAGTAATATTTGCACTAGTAACATTTAATGTGTTAGCAGTAATTGTATTGTTTACAGAAACATTATTATAAACATTTAGATTACCATATAATGTTCCACCTAAAGTTGACAGTGCATTTACTGGTGTAAACTCTGGTCCAATACCAACAACTTCAATGATATCATTTTCTTCTAACGTTGGTGTTAGAACCGTTACTGTAGAACCATCATTTGCAGTAACATCATTTGGAATATTTAATTTAATACCGTTTAAGAATACGTCAACAAAGTTGATCTTATATCCACCAGTAATTGCAAATGTTGTCTGTCCGTTTGATGGTACAGTAATTGCTTGTCTTGTTGCGAGATATTGATTCTGGAAATACAGATATTTCGATGCAACTTTTTCAATCTCAATAATATCGTTTGCTTCAAGTGCTGAGTTGATTGTAATATATGTACCACTATTTGCAGAGTAATCGTCATACTCTTTCAATCTTAAACCATTCAGATACACACTTACGCCACCAACTGTATATGTGGTATCAAATTGTGTTTGACCAGCATTTGCAGTAAATGTTACTTTACTGAAGTTAGCATTACCATCAACAGTAAATGTTGTCGCTGTTTGAATATCAACAACATCACCATCCAACAATACTGGATTTAAAATCTGAACACTACCAACTGGATTCGCAACATAGTCAGCAGGACTTAACTTGATACCGTTTACATAAACGTCACAATATCCAGTTTCAAATGATGTCGCTAATGTAAATGTTGTTTGTGCTGCTGTTGCAGTAAACGATGCACGTTGAATAGAACTTAGTGCGTTTACTGACGCAGGAGTATTTGCTGCAACTGTTACACGACCATATTGATCGACTGTAACGATTGGAATGATTCCAGTACCACCATATGTTCCCTGAATTACTCCAGAGTTTGCAAGTCCAAGAACAACATTACCTGTAGATGAGTTAGCAACAATCAGATTGCTGTTGGTAATGTATGTACCTTCTGGAATACTGATTGAACTATTTGTTACGGATACAACACGACCGTAAACATCGATGTTCATTGTTGGTATAGAAATCGAACTACCGTATATACCAACGTTCAATGCAACTTCAGCAAGACCAATCTTGATGTTACCAGAACTTGCGTTTGAAGTTAATTGATTTGTATTCGGAAAGATATATGTTCCAGGCGGAACTGATATCGTTGTGTTAGATACAGATAAGATTCTTCCGTAACCATCAACGTTGATTACTGGAATTGCTTCGTTACCACCCCAAGTACCGATATTGTTATTAACATTCGCAAGACCGATTAATACATTACCAGAAATTGCATTTGATGTTAATTGATTTGTATTTGGAAAAATGTATGTTCCAGGTGGAACAGAAATTGTTGTATTCGATATTGACAGAATACGACCATGACCATCTGTAGTGATAACAGGAATTGCTTCTGTACCACCGTATGTACCAATATTGGTGTTTACATTTGCAAGACCAATCTGAATATTACTTGTAGAAGTGTTTACCCAAATTTCACTTGTATTTGGTGTAATACTGAATACCGCAGCATTTGCTTTTGTAAACGCAGCATTAGCATAAACACCTGTTGTATTCTGAGAATCGTATGAACTATTAGCGTGTTGATATGCAGAATTAGTCTTTAAGAATCCTGCATTTGCATATGCATAAGTTAGATTCTGTTCTGCAAATGCCGAGTTAGCATGAATGTATGCGTTGTTAGCATATGTACCAGTTACATTCTGAGATGCATATGCTGAGTTGGCTTGTAAATTTGCAGCATTAGCATGGATGTATGCGTTGTTAGCATATGTACCTGTAACATTTTGACTTTCATATGCAGAATTAGCCTGTAAGAATGCAGAATTAGCATGTGTGAACGCTGTGTTTGTATAAACACCAGTTACATTCTGTGACTCATATGCAGAATTAGCTTGTAAGAATGCAGCATTAGCATAAGTGCCAGTTACGTTTTGACTTTCATAAGCACTATTTGCATGTAGATATGCGTTGTTAGCATATGTACCAGTTACATTCTG